TGAGAAGGTTCAGGATAATTGAAGGTGGGGATCAGGATAACCGGGACTATCCGGGAAGTCACGGGACATAGCGGGAAGGTTTTGTGAAAGAGCGTTTCAGTATGTGCAACGCTCGCTAGGAGCCAAAAAGAGAGTGCTGCTTGATGGCCCGGCGCTCTCGTTCGGAGCTGATGATCATATAGATAGCTTGGCGTGACAGATCAAACCTGGTGACCAGTTCGGAAATGTTGTCACCGTTAAATGCCTCATAGATCTCGACGTTGCGGGCACACAGGCGGGCGACCATATTCTTAGGGATGTAGACGGTCTGACCACCCCAATGATCGGCGAGGTGAACAGTGGCTTCCTGAGCGAATATCAGGGCTTCATTCTCGGGGATGCCGAGTGTCTTCACAGCCAGGGCGGCCAGGTGGTCCGCGACGTCCACGAGCAGCTCGGCTCCCAGGGCGCTTGGGCCGGTCTTATTTTGCATGGTCCTGTCCCTTGCTTTCCACGCGATCCTTCCATTTCTTGAGGTGCTCGATCACCGCGCTGGCCTGGGCCGCATTCAACCACTCCAAGCGCTCGACCTTCGTGTGGCGCTTGATGAATGCTGCGATGGCCGCCTCGCTCGGGTTGCGCACAGCACCCATGGCGTGGAGCTCCAGCCACAGGCCTCGGATCATTCTTGACTGCGCGTCATCGGCCAGTTCACGGACCTTGGTTCCCTGCTTCGTCTGGACCTTAAAACCATGGTTTTTCAGGTGTTCCAAAACATCATCCAACTGTTTGCCGCTCAGCTTTGAGCAACTGTCCTTGCCGGTGATCCTGAGCAGCGTCTCCTTGTAGGTGGATTCATCCAGGGCGAGATCCCGCTTGGCCACATGGATCAGCTGGATGAGTCTATTGCGGTTGCCATTCATCCGTCCCTCCTCCCATGTTGCAGGGCCAGCAGCACACATTCGGCGCGCATCTCCAGCAACCACTGGCACGGGGTGTCCCCTGGGTTGTTGGAATAACGGCCATTGCGGCTGCCGGTGCGGTACTCAGCCAACTCGCCAGAGAGACGATAGAGGGCCATGGCCAGCCACGCTGGATACAACGCCACGGCGAGCTTGTCGGCCCAGCACAGCTGCGACAGGGGCAGGCCGTTTGCATTTGCGTGATACCGGCTGTGCCCGATGATCTCCACCGCCACCTTGTCGCCGAACTTGCCGAAGCGTCCGCGCCACCAGGCCGCAGCGCGTTCCGGGTGCCGCTCGCCCTCGCGCCCATCCATGTTGGGTGAGCCCCAATAGCCCAGGTCATGCGTCACGATCGCCGCCAGTTGATGCGGACCGGGCCAAGTCCGATAGAGGATCAGCCAGGCCCGCAGCACGAACAGCGGATGCAGGATGAACTGGTGGTAGCCGAAGAGTATGGAGCGTGTTCCGATGCGCATTAGATCTCCGGGCAGCGTTCCCACAGGTCGTACTTCAGGGCCTGATCTTCTAGGGCGGCCTCGGCCTCGGCCAACTCCCTGATCGCCGTATCCACGCAGCTCTGGCAGAGATGCGGATAGTGCTTGTTGGGCTGATGATCAGGGCCGAATTTATTCTGACAACGTCTGCATTGTTCGTTCGTGTCGCACATGTGGTCCTCCCGTAGGATGTCAAAAACCCAGGACAGGATCTGCACCCATGGCCTCACCCCTGATCTGCGCCTTCGCCCATGGGCAATTGGGCAGATTCATCCTGTGGCGACCGCTGGGGTTCGTTGGTTCATAGAACCCCGCGCTCTTGGGTTGCTTGGGCTTCAGTTTTTTGACTGTTGGTTCGGGGCGCAGCTCAAACCCTTTGGGCGATGGCAGTGGCGTGGATCTCGGAGGGATGGACGCCCGGCTGTTGAGCGGGGCGAAGGCGCTGGCCACAAGCTCGGCGACGGCGCAGCGCACCCCGTTTCCTCCAATCCAAAGCAGGGCGGTCTTGCCCTTGACCTGGATGACGTAGCGGGTGGCCGTTTTGCGAATTCGCCCTCGCTCATTGATCTCGTAGACCGGATACTCCGGTATCACACGCCACTGCATGATCGCTCCCGTTGTTTAGGCTTGTGTGCCCAGGCCCATGGCCGCCGAGGCGCTCCTTGTGAATTCGTCGAACAGCACTTGCACCTGTTGTATGTTGCCCTGGGGCTGTATCCTGCTTCCGGTTTGAACCAGGCACTTCGGCCCTTGCCCCGTCCTCAGCCAGGTCGGGTTGAGGCCGAAGGTTTCGAGCAGCGTGAGCTGCCAGTCCGCCGGAATGGCCCCACGCCGCTTGGCATCGGAAATGCTGGATTGGCGGATGCCAAGCGCCGCCGCCAGCTCCACCTGGGTCCTGATGCCGAGTTCACCGCAGATGCGGGTATAGATTGCATCGAAACCATCCGCCGTTTTTGTCAGGGGGTTGCCCTTCTTACCCATGGTCGTCTCCTTGTTTTATTTGGCTGCTCATCAGGCCGGAAGCCACCGCGCCCCGGCGACCGCCCCGCAGGGCGGTTTCGCTTAGGAATTCACGCTCTCCTTCAGCCCCTTGCCGGGGGTGAACTTCACGGCCTTGGACGCCACGATCTGGACCGGGGCCCCGGTCTTGGGGTTGCGCCCGGTGCGGGCCGCGCGGGCCTTGACGCTGAACTTGCCGAAGCCGGTCAGATTCACGTCCTCGCCCTTGGCGAGAGTGTTGGTGACGGTATCCAGGACACCGTTGACAGCCTCCTCGATATGGCGACGGGCGATGCCGGTACTGGCGTTGACGATCTTTTCCACGCGGTCGATGAGTTCGGTCTTGTTCATTGCATTTGCTCCAGTGGGTTAGAGTTTGGCGATATCCAGAGAGATCGCCTGCCAGGCGTTGTCATCACCAGCCCGCTTGTGGAAGCGGACGTACGTCTTCTTGCCGTCGCTATGCAGCCCGTCGCGCAGGGCCTGCATGGCCATTTTCCAACGCTTGTCTTCGATGCTCAGCTTGAGCAGAGCCAGGATGGACTTGGTGTCCACACGCCCCTTGCCGTTGGTGTTGAAGGCCGCAGTCACAATCTCGCGCAGCTCGGGTCGGCTGTCCTCCGCCCATTCGGTGAGGCATTCGTCGATGATGGCCTTGGCGGCGGTGAGGTTGGCCTCGTCGATCTCCAGAGTCTTGTTGACCGCGATGGAGACGCGGCTCATGCCGTCGAAGCTGACCAGGCTGATGTTGCCGCCGTCGCCGCCGATCTTGGCCTCGTACTTCTCGGCAACGGTCTCCACGAAGGCCAGTACGTCGCCCATGGCCTTGGCTTTGATGCGCGCCAGGTGATCGGATTCCTGTGTGGCATCGGTGATGAGCTCACGGATCAGTTCGTCCTTGAGCTTGTCCACATCGCTCACGTTCTCGACGGGCACCAGATGGCCGTCTGAGTTCTTCATGAACTTTGCGGGGTCGTAGCCAATATCCTTGTTCATCTTCCTCTCCTTGTTTTTCGGTGGGCGAAGATCGCCCTTGTCCGTCCTTCCGGCAGCCGCCCTGGCCACCTGCCGTTGTCCATTCGTCCCCGGTTGAAATCGATCAGGTCTTGCACCCCCACCCGCATCTTGCGGGCGTCCCGGCGCATCCGCGCCAGTTCCCTGTTGCCCAAGAGGTTGAGGAGCACACCCTCATACGGTGGCAAGGCGCGCATGGCCTGCCTCGTCCAGAAACACCAGATGCAACCCTGCCTCCAGCCGTTCGATGATGGGCAGCACATCATCCAGGTCCATGATCAGCGGGTAGACGGTTTCGTATTCGTCGCTCTTCACAACCCCGGCCAAGCTCCGCATATTGACGAGGATGGCCCGGATCATCACGCTCAAGCCCATGGCCAAGGCCTCGTCCATGGGTTCGCCTTCCTCCAGGTTGTGAGCTATCTTGGCCGCCAGTTCCATTTGCCCTGGCACCAGGCGCAATGCCTGCCAGGAGTCACTGGAGACTTGCCCCAGCAGAGCCCCAGCGCGCAGACCGATGTTTTCCAGCTTTTCAGCGATCATGGTGGAAACCTCCCTAGACCTTGTTGATGATGTCCGCCGTGACCAGGGGCGCGCCGATGTCCGCCGCCAGATTCAGCGCGGCGGTGACCATGTTGCCCACGGCCAGCGGGTAGACCAGGCTGACCGAATCCCCAGCGCCACTCCGGCTCACCGGCCCGGTCAACTTGGCGCGCAGGGCCTCCACCGCCTGGGGGGCGATGACCTTGTCCACATCGGCCCCGATCCGGGCGAACCGGAAGCGGACGTAATCGGGCAGGCTGCCGTTCATCGCGCCGAGGGTGACCATCTCGCAGCGCTGCACCACCTCGCGCACCTCATGGTTGGATTCGCTGAGCTTGTGCGTGAGTTCGGTCTGACCCAGCAGGATCACACTGATCAGCTTGCGGAAGCCGTCCTCCAGCTCCAGGAACCGCTTCAGGTGTTTGATGGTGGTGATGGGGATGCCATGCGCCTCCTCGATGATCAGGCAGTGGGCGTGCCCCGCCCGGCGGCTTTCGCGCAGGACGCGATGCACCTGGCGGAACCGTGCCTCGGGGCTGCCGTTGATCTTCTCCAGCGGGGCGATGGTGGCCATGATGGCCTCTGCGATGTGCAGGCTTTTGAGCGTCCGCCCGCTCTTGTCGTTGTCCTCCATGCCCAGGACGTATGGCTCAATGACATGCACGTCGGACCCTTCACGCTGGATACGGTCGATCAGGTCGCGCCGGAGCGTGGACTTGCCGGAGCCGGACTCGCCCACCACGGCCATGAACCCGCCATGGCGCGCGGTGTGGAACAGGGCCTCACGCACGTAGCGGATCTCGTTTGAAAGGAATACGTCCTCATGGCTTTGAACCTCACCGAAAGGATCATCCGCAAGGCCGAAGTGCCGCTTTGTTTCCGGAAACAACCCCTGGCGTCTCAGCAACATGAAATCCTCCTTGGCGGCTGTTCTCCTTGCCGCCTGTTTCCGTGCGAAAGCCGCCCGGACTTGATCTTCCGGCACACCGGCTTCGCGCAGTTGGGTTTCGACCCGTGCTTTCAGCGCGGGCCTCTCCCGTTTCGGCCACTTGTTATGGTTGACGATGGCGCTCACCGCAGCCGGGGACAGCCCCAGGCTCCGCGCCACCTGCCGTTGAGAAATTCCGTGCTCCTCAAGGAGCTGCTTCAGTTTGCTCACCTGTCACCTCCAACAACCTTGAGCGGAGCTGGCATTGCCTCGGCCTTTTCCAAGCGAGCCGCGATGCCATCCATCTCCGTGGTGGGCACACCGTTGGGATAGCGCTGGGTCAACCAGGCATAGGCCTCGCCGGTCCAGGCATCGCCCAGACGCCGCTTGAGCTGCATTGCGGCCTCCGTGACGGTTAGGGGGGCCACCTCGCGCCGGGCGGCGTCCAGGCCCAGATCGCGTCCGCGCTTGCCGATGTAGGTGGGGGCTGTTTTCACGTCGGCCATGATGTCGATGCCCTCCGGGGCGTGGATGGTCTTGCGGTCCTCGCCGCCCGTGATCCCGACGATTTCCTTCATGCGCTGGTCCGCCATCGTGTCCGGCTGGGCCTGATACGCCTGGCCGATGACGGGGGCGGCCACGGGGAACCCGGCCTTGTCCTTCTTCACCGGCTCAACGGTGTAGACGGTCTCGACCCCTTCCGGGGTGACGAGCCGTACGTCCACCGCCGGGGCGCGGTATGGGTTGACGACAACTTCCACCTTCATTTGGGGCACCAGCCCCGGCAGGAAACGCACGTCGTAGTCGTTGCTGCCGAAGCCCTTGACGGCATGACGGATGGTCATGTCGTGGCGGATCTTGACGTCCTTGGGCTTGGTGGTGATGAGCTCCCGGCACAGGGCCAGGGCTGGGGCCAGGCGCAGCTGCTCCTCGGTGATGGTCATCCAGACGTCGTTGCGGGTGCGCCCGGTGCGAGAGTGCTTTTCGTAGGCGTTGAAATGCAGCCGCCAGCGGTCGGCCTCGGCCTGGAGCTGCTCCAGACTCTGCACGTTCATGAAGGCCAGCCGCCCCTCGAACTGCGTCTCCACGATGTTGTTGGCGCACTCCACACTGCCCTTGGCGCGCGGGTTGCCGGGCAAATGGGTCAGATGCTCGACGCCCAGGCGGTCCAACAG